ACCATTGTAATAAACGTTGACTCGAGATGTTAACGTATCAAACCATAGTTGTCCATTTGTTGGAGAAACGGGGGCAGTTGATGATGCTGGCATTGCGCCAGTTACTGAATCAACATATGCTTTAGTGGTTGCATGGGTGCTTTCAGTTGGAGTTCCAACTACTACAGCATTTCCAAAACTACCGCCAGCAGTAACAATAAGGCCATTTTTGATCTTAAAGTCTTTTTCTACTGTTGCCATTTATCTCCCCCGTTTTTAGTTATTTTTTATTACGCTACTAGTGTTCCGACAACTGTTACTGTTGAACTGTTATTAGCAGTTGTTACATTGAGTCGGACATCTGCTCCTGAAATACTTGCTGAAATTGTTGATGCTGAACCATTGGTTCCAACAATTGCGTATTCAGTGATTGCAATGTTATCTGAAGTATCAAGTGTCAAAAGGACCTTTGAAATTTCAGTGTGTGCTCCGTAAGCAACCTTTACAAGGTATTCTGCTGAACGATATTCAGCCTTTGCAAAAGAATGTGCTACTTGAATTCCTGCTGTTGGTGCTGATAGTTGTGCTGCAACCTGCTTAGCAACTGAGGATAACTCAACTGCTACAAAGTTTGGAACAACTGCTTCAAGAGCAGATACTGCACGAGCATTTGAGAAGTAAAGGTTTGAAGTTCCTTCTACTAAATCATCAGTATCAGAATCTCCTACACCGTTTTCAGCGGTAATAGTAAGTCCTGCGCCTGAGCCTGTTATTGTAATGTTTGAAAGTGTTGCACCAGTTAAAAGATCTGCTGCTGCTGACTTTGAACGAGCATTTGAGAAATAAAGGTTACTTGCTCCTTCTTCAATATCGTCTGTGTCAAGTGCTGCGATTGCATTTGCTGCGGTTCCTGCTGCGTCATATGATGCTGCAGTTGCTGCTTGTGCACGAGCATTTGAGAAGTAAAGATTAGAAGCACCTTCTGAAACATCATCTGTGTCAAGGCTAGTTACAGAAATTGTATTTCCTGTAATATCAATGTTTGACCCTGCAGTTAAAATGTTTTGCTTTAATGCAACTGAGTTAGCAAGTGTTACAGCAAAGTTTGCGTCATCACCAATTGCGTTTGCTAATTCATTAAGAGTATTAAGCAAATCTGGTGCTGAATCAACAATTGCTGCTACAGCGTTGGCTGCTGCTTCATCTGCATAATCTTGTGCATCTGATAATGCATTTGCTGCTGCGCCTGCAAGATCGTATGATCCAGCAAGTGCTGCTTGGGCACGTGCATTTGTAAAGTAAAGGTTTGTTGTACCTTCTGTTAGGTCGTCAGTATCAGAATCTGCTACACCGTTTTCTGCAGAGATAGTAAGTCCTGAACCTGATCCTGTAATTGTAATGTTTGTTAGAGTTGCACCAGTTAAAAGATCTGCTGTTGCAGACTTTGAACGTGCATTTGTAAAGTAAAGGTTTGAAGTTCCTTCTGATAAATCATCAGTATCAAAGTTTGAAATGTCTGATACTTGACCAGTTACATCTCCAACAAGATCTGCTGTAATTACGTTTGCAGCAAAGTTTTTGTTGCCATCACGAAGTACAATAGCATTTGCTACTGATGCTGAGTTTGCTACTCCACCAATAAGTCCCTGTATGTAAGTTGTGTCTCCTGCTGATTTTGTAAGAACGTCATTTCCGTTAACGGTTGCTGTCGCACCTTCAACGATTAGACCATATTTAACTTTAAAATCTTTTGTTACTGTTGCCATTTTGTATCTCCTAGGTTATGCCTTAAGTCCCATACGTGCGTAACGTACGGTGATCGGGCGGATTGATATGTCTGGGTCTACTGTTAAATAAACAGTGTTTCCACTTCTAGAGACGCTTATGGTGCCAATATTCCCATCATTGTCTATCGTGCCGTACTCGCTTACGGAAATGTCGCTTCCATCTACAAGTATTGTCATCTCTGTGGCATAAAATTTATTATCGCCAGCAGAAGTCTTTGAAATTGCTATCAGATATTTAACCATTCGCCATTCAGTTGCACTGAAACTGTCTATTGTGGTTAAATTTTCAATACCATTAATAGTATTATCATTGTTACCCGCAGACCCTAAACTTGTTGCTTGGGATGCAGTAGTATCAATAAGATTTATGTAATCGGCCTGTGTAGGGCGGTCACCTGTTTGGAACAAATTCTTTACATTTGGGATTGATATGATTGCCATGGCATTATTATAACATTATTTTATTACAGTTTTTCAATCCAAACTTGATACCCTTTTTGTAAAATTTTAATTCTAAGTTCGTTGTTTTTTAAAAACCTATCAATACCATTTAAAGGTTTTAAGTCAACATTTCGACTTGGGTGCTCCCATCCGTAATCATCAAACGCAAGGATTCCTCCTGATTTTAAAAGCGGGAATGCTAAAATTGCATCATTGTAAACACCTTCTGCTGAATGATCTCCATCTATATATATAAAGTCAAACTCTGCATCAGAAGAAGATAGGTATTCTTTGCTATCTTTTTTGATCTTTATAGAATTCGGGAACTGGCTCATTTTTTCATCATACATTGACTCAATTTCATCCCAGTCAAATTCTGTGTGAATTTTTTCTTTTGAGCCTTTCCAAGTATCTATGTCTGTAAGGCTTGATGTTTTGTCTGTTAATATATTTTTTAACAGCCATTCAGAGCCATGACCAAGGTATACGCCAATTTGTAAAAAATTAACATTTGGAAGGTCTTTATACTTGTTTAAAAATTTTTCAAATATTTGAATGTTGCTAGAAAACCAGTTTGGGTATTTCATGGTTTCTCCAATAGTCCAAGGTTTGTTCTTTTGATGTTGTGTGAATAGAGAACTTGCCAGTTTCTTCTGCGGTCTTATCAAACTCCAAATTAATTGAAGAGCCATAATCCATTGTGTAAGTAAAAAGTGGAATAGATAAGGTTTTGCAACCTTCGTATATCAAAATATCTGCTAATGCTGCTCGTGAACTTGGCAAAACATATTTTCCATCAATAAAATATTTCTTTAATAAGGCTTCTGCCCTATTTCTTTTAATTAAATAGCATGCTGCAGACCAGTCTCTTTTTTCTTTCATATGTAAGGATGGATTGACCCTATAGTTATGAATAATGCAAAGTTGTAACATGTCGTATGGTTTTTTTATTGATTCTACAAAATTAGAAAATTCAAAATTCCAAAAATCTACAGTCTCTAAACTTAAATCGTCTTCAGTAATAATTGCATATTCAGAATCTGAAGTCTCTAGCCAATGTTTGATTGTTTCAAGATGCGAGATAGTTGCCCCTAATTCATTTTTTGCCAACTGAAGTTTATCTTTTTCAAAAACAATTTTATCAAAATCAAAAGTGTCACCATCATAGGCTGTAATAATTTTATAATCTTTTATTTCATACTTTTCAAAATGATTTTTTATATAGTCTAGCCTGTCTGTCTTAGACTCAAGATTAATCACATATATTGGGGAGAACCCCTTTAATTTATTTAAACCAGTATGTTCCAGCATGGGACACCCTCACGTATGGCGCAAGATAAATTTTTCCACCACTTTCTTTCCATAGTTTACAAAATTGATAATCTTCAGATAGCAGTCTTTCGCTTTCGTCATCAATTGTTGTTTGCCAAAAATCATATATTGGGTCTCCAAAAACAATGCTACCAATCTGTGGTTGATCGCACCTATATTGTTTAATGTCTTTTTTAATTGTTTCAAAAACATTCCTGGATATTAGCATTAAGCCAGTGCCCATGTAATCAACCTCTGCTATGGTATTTGGATTTTCTTTTAACATTTTTCTTTGTTCTTTGTTCATATTTACATTAAATATTGCAGTGTGCTCATCTAAGTTTTCTTTACCATCTAGAACGGCCTTTTTAACTCTTGCCCAATTAATGGCCTTCATTGGTACTGCTGCGCCAATAAGGTCTACATTTTCATCTATCATTCTTACGACAGCCTGTGCGTCAAACCCTTGATCCGCATCTATAAATAAAAGATAATCGCTCATACTTCTTAAAAACATTTCTGTCAAAGTATTTCTTGCTCTAGTAATTAAAGATTCATTAGAAAGATCAATAAAATTAAGTTGGTGCCCTGAATTAGAAACTGCCTGAGCCAATTGTAAAACACTTTTCATAAAAGCACCACTACAGACACCACCATACATTGGTGTGGCTAACGTAATATGAGCCATAATTCTCCTATCTATAAAATGTAGTTACTGTATCCAATTACTTGCAGTGGAATTGGAGGGGGGTTAGTAGAACTATACCCCTCAATCCCAATGTTAATAAACTTTATGCGAAACGGTAAAACATCATTAATTTTTACAACTCTTGTTTCTGGAACAATCTTTGTAATTGAATAATTTTCTAAAGTTATACTTTTTGTTTTATTGGCGCCCTTGTTGGACAGGACTGCTTTTGCCATTAATCTGTTACGTCTTCTAGGATAACCATACTACCCTGGGCAACTGTCCAGACCTGAAGATTACCAGCAGAAGAAAGTTGTATGTCGAAGATGTCTCCTGTTTGAAGAGATACTGATTCTGATGCCTCTAGAGAAACTGTAAATTCGCCATCGCCATCATCTGCATCATGAATTGGTGTTAATGCCATAATTGTAGTTGCATCATCTGTAATGACACCTTTATTTTGTGCAAGAGTTGGACGTTTAATTTTCATTGTAATTGTCCAATCTGGAATATTTAATGGCTCTTTGGCGTCATCGGTTACGTAAACACGAAACGCAGATGTGTCTCCACGAACTACTGTCCAAGTTACTGTTGGAGGTTTGTTCCCAACTTCATATTGACCGCTACTGCTTCTTGTTGTTGCCATGATTTAATTATAACACTTAAAGTCCGTTTTTAACAGCACCCCAGGTGGCATTTCCTCCCTTAATTGGCGAAACTAATATTTTTCCACTTGTTGCATGTGAATATGAAACAACACCAATAACACCAGAGCCATTTGTTGGTCGGGCATTGACTAGCCCACCAGAAGCCCCTATATATAACTTATCTCCATTAGAATATGTAGAAGTATTAATGTCATCTAAAACTCCAACCGTTACTACAACACCTTCTTGTCCATCTAATATTTGAGCCTTGACCAAACCAACACATGGGAATGTATTAATATCATCAGACTCACATTTATCGATAGTTGCTCTGCCACTAGAGTATCCAGTTATGTATACAGGAGTTCCTTTTATTAATGTTGCCCCGCTTATATTTTTTACATCAAGAGATAAATAAGGGACTTGTAGGGCAGTTAATATATCATTTACCTTTTCTGCCATTTCTTGCATGTCAGAATGAACGTTTACAGGATCATCTGCTAACGGATATGGTATTAATTGCGGATTTGTTGAACCTGATGCCATAATTTTATTATTATACCACTAAAAGCATTGGTAGTTGACAAAATTGATTTGGGGTTGATATAATTAAGGTATTGACACCGAAAGGTGTTATTTTACTTATAGGAGGATCTATGAATAAAGAAGATTTTATTACTGGAATTGCCGGAAGTTTTATTGCTGCCGTAGTTGGTTTAACTGGGGCTAACGCAAATCTAGAAGAAATTGTACCTATAGAAACTGCAAATGAAAAAGTTGAGTCGGGGACTCCGTCCGCAATAAAAGCAAAATATTCTAACGTTACAACCCTGTCAGATAAAGAGTTAAAGGTTTTATTGAAAGCGGTTGGCTTTGACGGACAAGGTTTAAAAATGGCATGGGCAGTTGCTAAAAAAGAAAGCAATGGCAGGCCTCTGGCCTTTAACGGCAACAAGGACACTGGCGACCACTCGTTTGGAATATTTCAGATTAATATGAATGGAAGATTAATGGAGGATAGACTAGAAAAATTTAATCTTAACTCGGTCTCTGATCTTTTTAATCCAGTAACCAATGCAGAGATTGCTTTCTACATGACAAAAGGCGGAAAAGATTGGTCATCTTGGACTTATCTTGAGGGACAAAGAATTAAAGAATTTTTAACTAAATATCCGACAATTAATTAAAAATAGGCAATAGCCGTATATTTTGTTCCAGAAGTAACTCTAAGTTCTCTGTGTCTATAGTTTTTGTTTGCTGGATATATCAAAACATCTCCTGCAGATAAACTTATAATTTCGTTGCCAACTCTATTTTCAAATTGAAATTCACCACCAGCATAGTTGTCGTTTAATGCTATAACAATTGTATAAAAATGTTTTTGTCCATCTCTATCTAAATCATCGTGAAAATCAGAACTTTCAATTTGTTCGTAAATTGTAAAATTTTTTATTTTTTTTATTGACAGTTCGTATTCTTTTATATAATCATACAGAAAGGGAAAGGCATAGTCAATTAATTCAGATTTTAAATTACTTTTTTTAATAGATTGCCCTAAATTGTTTGCCACTAAGTTAATTTCTGAAATTACTAAATTAGGAACCAATAAAAAATTATCTTCGCTTGGCAAGTTAATAACTTTTTGATTGACAATATGATCAGTATCTCTAATATTTTTTAAAGAAGAAATGCTCCATACATTTTTTGTTGATGGCTCATTGTTTACTGTCTGTAACAATTCTATAAAATTTTTATTTTTATTCTCAGAATAAAGGATAACAAAGTTATCTAAAAAAGTTTTATTCATAATTAATTTTCTTCCATTATTAAATGACTAAGACATATAAAGTTTTCGGTTAAAAAAAAGTAATTATCTAAAAGTACTAAAGAAACTGAAATTTGGTTAGAAATTTTTGATTCAAAATCTTCAATTTTTGTTTTTAAAAATGGTTGATCTGGGTTAACAAAAATATTGTCATCTAAAGTTTCTACATTTAGATTAAAAGGCTTAGAATCTAAAGATTGAATAAAATAGTTTTCTTCATTTTCACTAGATATCATTTTACCAATAATACTATCTGCATTTTTTAAATACATGTGATCTACCTCTAAATCTTTCTGTATTAATATTGGATCTATTCCTGACAATATATTGTTGTTTAAACTTTTAAAATTTCCAAAATTTTTATGAACAAAAACAGAATATACTGTTGCAGAACACAAAACAGTATCTCCTGTTTGAATAAAAAATCCTTCTCTTTTGTTATTTAATTTTATGTATCGATGATAAAATTCTGAATGAGTTAAAATTTCTGAATCTTTTGTTTTAATAGATAAAATTTTATCACCAAACTGTAAATCTTCAATGTTTTTTAAAGTTTTATCCTCAAGATATACTTTTGTTCCAATTGGGAATCCCATAAGGCCTACTTATTATGCACTAAATAATTACCCGCAATAAACCAATCTGCTGGCTCACAACTAAATTGATAAACAGTTGTGTCTTTTATTAATGGAGTTATAGTTTCAATTAAAACTTCTGTAAAACTTCCATCTTCATTTACTTGTATCAAATAATCTCCGACCTGTAGAGCCCCTGTTGGAACTACTTGATAAAAGTCATTTGATTTTGTAAACATTGGCTGACTAATTGAAAATAATTTTTCTAAATCATCATTAAAATATATTACTTCGTTTTTTGCAAAAGGCTCTATAGCAACAATGCGTGTGGTTGTTTTGTTTAATGGTGTAAGAGTTTTTGAAATCATTCCTACATAATCAAAATCATATTGCCCTGTAATATCGCTTTGTGGAATTTCTAATAAATTAACGCTGTCAATTTCATCATCAACTTTTAGGTCTTTGGCTGCAATTGGGCCATTAGGTGTGCTAATTAAAGTGTTTTCATCTATGCAGTTTGGTGGCGTAAAACTAAAAGGCCCAGGATTTGGTGCAAAAGAAAAAACTGGAGTAAAGCCAAATGGGGTAAAACCAAATGGGGTAAAACCAAAAGAAACAACTGGGGTGAAACCAAAAGGAGTAAAACCAAAAGAAACAACTGGGGTAAAACCAAAAGCAACAACTGGGGTGAAACCAAAAGGAGTAAAACCAAATGCTCCGAATGGAGTAAAACTAAAAGTATAATTTACTAAATTTACATTAGTACCAACAGCCTGAACTTCTCCTGCCACAATGCTTTGAGATTTAATTGTGTTATTTAGCCCAGCATCTCCTGTGTTTTCGTTTGTTGTGTTATAAACAAAGCCAGCGTTAGTTAAATTTGTTTCTGCAGTAGTTTTTGCAACTCCAACTACGTTTGGTATTGAGTTTTTTCGTGATCCTTTATTTCCACGTCCGATATTTTTTGCCATTATGCAACCAAATCTCCCATAGCAACCCAAGTATTTGCTGCACGTTTTACTAGAGTTACGCTAGACCACTGTGCTCTAATTTTTAGACCTGGGGTAGCATTTACTGTAACTCCCGATGCTCCTGCAAGTGTAACTTGAGAAGAAGAAGTTTGTAAAATATCAATAGCAGTTCCAATTGGAAAGTCAACACTAGAGTCAAGTGGGACCGTTAATGTTCCTCCAGCAGACATTTCTATCATTTTAAAAGAATCTGAAATAACAAGAGTGTAAGAAGATGATTGTTGATTAAATGTGTATAAAGGATCTACGATTGATAACCAATTTGTTCCATCATAAACCTGTAAATCATTTATAACACTTCCGCCAGCATTTTGTTTTAAAAATATAATAGTTCCGTAAATTGGTGTTGGAATTGCTGCTAATGCTGCTGCTGGGTTTAAGAATATATTAACATTTTTTGCAATTACGGTAGAGTTTAAAGATACAGTTGAATCAAATGTTTGCCCTGCAGTCCAAGTGTATGCTGCTGCAGTGTTTACTTTACCTGCAAGTTCATACCACTGGTCGGTGGCTTCATCATAAACATATCCTGGCCTTGGTGTTGAATTAAATGTTGCCATTAGATCACCTGAATAAAAGCGGTAGTGTTAGAATCATAAACATACATCTCTAACGGGGATGTTCCTTTTTTTACCCACAATAAACCATCAACAAGTCCGGATGCTGGGGTTGTGTTTTGATAAACTGATGTTGCTGATAAAGGACTTCCTGTTACAGAGGTTGCAGTGTTTACCCACAAAAATCCATCTACTGGAGAGGTTGGCTCTGTGTTTTGGACTTCTGCAGCAGCAGCGGGATTGTTTAAATTATCTGCAATTTGTTCTTGTAAGTCATTAATTGTATATGCTAATGATGGATTTAATAGTTGAGCAGTATCTGTATTGTTAACATCGTAAGTTGTTGATCCGTAATGATATAGTCTTAGTGCTGCTTGTATGTCAGCAGCATCGTCATACCCAGGAATTTTGCTTGGGTACAAATTTCCAATATTTTCAGAAGCCATAGTTCACCGCCTTCATTTATTATATCACGATTCCTCTGAAATTGGCTCTAAAATAACTGTAATTAAAGTGTGTACCGTAACTGGGGCTGATAGGTTTTGCCAAGTTCCAGAAGTTAGTTCGGCTGCTTTAAGAGTTATTACTAAGTTTTCATTGCTAGAGCCAGTTATCGCAACAGAAGATATTGAGGCTGCAACAGGGTTAGAGTGTCCTACTGAAAACTTAATTGAAAAATTTTCTTCTGTTAATGGAGTTCCAGTTATTTGAACAATATTTGCAATTGGAATTGTTATGTTTGCGCTGCCGGATGTCCAGTTAGAGACAAGATGATTTGCTGAATAAATAGTTGGGTTAACTTTTAAAATTGGGACCCAAGTATTAGTTCCAAGACTAGAGATGTATTGATATAGATATGAGTATTCGTTTCCTGGAGCATTATTAATATATAAATCGTTTAAAATTGGAGTTTGGCCTATTGTAATTGCATTTGGATTCCCAGTTCCTACAAACACCTGACTGCCACGATTTCCAGTGGCGCCAATGTCTAATTGAACTTTAACTTCTGCTGGAGGTCCTAAAACTGTAATGTCGTCAGTATTAACTAAAACTTCTACTGACATTAAATTGCTCCAGTAACGTCATCGGTTATTGTAATGTTTCCAGTAAGCAATGTAATGATATTCGTAGAACTAGAATTTATCTGGATATCATACACGTAGGTTCCTGCAGCAAGAGTTCTTCCAACTGCTGGCAAGATAGTGCAAACAACAGTATCGTTAGTTGTATTAATTACCGCCTGTGCAGAGGTTTTTGTTCCTGCAACTCCTCGAGCCGTAGCAATTGTATAAATTGCACTGTTTACTCCTGCTGGAGCATAACTATCTAATGCAAAAACTGTTCCATCAGAATTTTTTGGAGAAAGAACAAATTGGTGTGTGTCTCCACGGTAGTAGTTAAAGTTATATGTTCCTGGAAATGCCATTTTTTGTCTCCTTGTGCTTTAATCTTTGAGTGAAGGAATCGGACCTTCATTGTCAGGTTCGGAACCTGGGGTCCGACCATTAGACGAACTCAAATTTTTAAAGCGTTATCATTATACCATTAACAGATAGAAATAGTCATGCTTTTTAAAATCATATCTGAGGGGAAGTCAGTCCTTATTTGTGGCTTTGCTATGCCTTTAAAAGATGCATCTTCTATATACAAGGTTTGATCTATAACAAAATCATAAGTATTTTGATATTTTAAAGATCCCACAAAATTTACATGCTCTGTGTTATTTTTTGTAAAAAGCGTTCTTACCCAAACGTCAGTGTTTGCAGAGTAAGTTGATAATTGAATACTGTAAGAAATCTGTATTTTTGTTCCTACCTTAAGGCCTAAGAAATTAAACCCTTGTGCTTCGTCAATCCATAGCCGTTCGTTGTCTTTGGGCAAAAACTCTTCATTACTTAACTTTCTTTTAAAATTAAGAGTTACCCAACCTTTATCTCCTTCGGTTATTCCTAAATTTATTTTTTGTGTTTGCGAATTATAATATTTTGCCCAACCTGGTTGTTGTCCAGATAAAGATATTCCGTCTTTACCAGGCTTTCCTTCTTTTCCTTTTGCACCTGGAGGCCCTGTAAGTCCAGGGTCGCCTTTAGGGCCTTGTGCGCCTTCTAGTCCTGGTAAACCTTGGGGTCCTTGTGGACCTTGAATTGGAACATATGTTTGAGGTGTGGGAAAAGTTTCTGGGGTTATGTTTTGTTGCGCTTCTATAACTTTTTCAATATATGCATCTTTTGTTGCAAATGGCGTTGGCACGTTTTTACTTATTGCCATAAGGTTACTTCTTTATTTTTATTGTTTTGCTAACTCCAGATGCAGTTATACGAATAACATCTGGCAAATTACTCTTAACATTACTAACTTTAACGATAGCCATTATAAACTTCCAGACACATTGCCAATTACAGATATAGTTCCAAGAACAGGAGTCCAAATAGTTTTATTTACATCATTTAGTGCAACCTGTAGGTCAAAAGTTAACTCTGCTACAATTCCATTATAGGTGCTTCCCCAAAATGATGTAATTTCGGCAGGGGCAGTAATAATAACATATCCGTCATATGATACAACCTCTAATTCATCTATAACATCTGTCTTTTTATCATAAGCACTGGCCGTGTATGACCAATCATCGGTATCAATATATGTAACTTCGTCATTGTTTAAAAAATCAACTCTTAGGGTGCAAGTATCACCACGGACAATGGTCCATTTAATATTTGCTGGATCTGACCCAAAAATCTCATTTTCGCAAGAAGACATAATAGGATTATACCACTAAATATCAAAAAAAATATATGAAGGTTTTATAACAATTTGGTAACTTTTAAAAAACTGTCTCACTCTTTAAGATTTGGCCCCAGGATACAAAATCTATAGTGTATACTTAAAATATATAAAGAAAAAAGAATACCTTTAAACCTTAGATATCTTTATATATTATATATAGTAAAAAATTATTTTTCAGTTTTTGATATATGGGATAATAGAGCATCAAACATTTTATCTATTTTAGCGTCCATCTCTTTTCTCATCTCATTTGCTTCTGTCATCCGAACCTCTAACCTTGTGACCTGGTCCTTTAAACTTGATCCAGAATTGGGGCGAATTTCAGATAGTATTTCGTCAAAATAGTGTTTTGTTAACCACTTGATACTTCCAATGACAAATGCTACAATAGTAAAGATAGATACAATTAGGGCTGCGGTATCAGTTGTTGACATAATAAAGTAATTATAACATTATTATTTAGGAGAAATTAAAAATGAAAGACGCTATATTGGAAACGCTAAGTAAGTTTCAAAAAATTATAATCTCTCCAGATATTGATGGTTTTATGTCGGCGGAGTTGTTAAGTCGAAAATTTGATTCGGTTGTTGTTGGTACGTACGATAAAAATTTGTTATGTCTTGCTGACGATGTTAAGCCTGAAGAGTGTCTTTTTTTGGATTGCGATATGAATACAAAAGATTTTGTTTCGGTCGGAAATCATATGAGAATTGAAAATGACAATATGGCTGATTCGTCGTTTAATCCAAATCGTTTTTGGAATACGAAAATGTATACCTCTAAGTTTCCTTACGCAACCTGTTTTTTAATTTCGTCGGCAATAGAGGTTGATTTAGACCTGTATGACCTTAAACGCATGGCTCACGCTGATTCAACACTAACTAATATGGACAATTACAGCGCTAACATGCTTAGATGGTCTAGTAGGCTTAGAGAAGTGGATATCAAACCAATTATTGAAAAAACCTTAGATATATCAGATATCCGAGCAAAGTATCCAACACAATCTTTTGTATCAAGAAGGTTTGGACTAGATAGGTATCTAGTTACGTTAAATGCTGCTCTAATTTCCGAGGGGATAAAACATCTACCAATAACTACGGGTAAGCGCTATATGGCTGATAAGGTTGGTATAAACACCCTTATGCGTTATATGAACGATATAATATCTTATGCAGAAATATACTCAGGCGAGTATAGTGTGACGTATAACCAGGAGATGGAATGGAGATAATGGCAATAGGTTTGATTATGTTTACTATTGGGCTTATGGCTGTTATTAAGAAATATGTCCGATGACGTTAAGCCTTGGGATTTGTTTAATCCTAATCAGCCAAGAAGCCAAGAGGATCTTGTTAATTCCCGCTTAAAAATATGTAGAGCATGTGAATATTTTAGACCTAAGACTGAAACCTGTCGTAAGTGTGGATGCTTTATGAAATTAAAGACTACGCTAGAAAATGCTAAATGTCCAATTGATAAGTGGTAAAAGCGTGTTATAATGATTACATGAGTGTTAAAAGAATAGAACCAATTGAAATAGATAAATTTTTTACAGAAAAAGAAATGGACCTTGTCTATGGCGTTATTGATGCAAAAATAGAAAAGGGTCTTACAGAAAAAAATGATCCATATGCAGAAATGTTTAAGTTTTCAAATAATGGTTTTATTACAAGTAATAGAGACTGGCCGAAAGAACTGATTGATGTTATTAAAAATAAAGCAGAAGAACTAGGCCAAGGTAATGTTTCATATGAGAATATAGTTTTAATTTTTTGCCGATACACGCATGATAGTGGTGGGGCTCCAAACTTAGTTCCCCACGCAGATGTTGTTGTAAATAAAACTATGTACACCGCTACAGTGAGACTTAAAAGCAGTAAGCAATGGGATTTTTATGTAGAAGATAAAAAATTTGATATGGGAGAGTATGGTTCTGCTGTATGGTTTACTGGAAATCAAGATGTTCATTGGAGACCAGATATGAAATTTGAACCACATGAATATTATGATATTTTGTTGTGTCAGGCCTGGACAGATACTAATAATGACCTATATCCAGAAAATCATTTTGACATCATGCTCGAAAAACAACGTGCTTTGCAAGAAAAATACAAAGACATGTTAACAATTGCAGGCACTGAAGACAAAAACACCAATACAGATTGTACAGGCATGTCTGATGGTCAAACTATTGAAGAGGCTGTTGCAATTGCAAAAGAGTTTGGCAGTAGAGCAACAAGAACAAACTAATCTAGAGAGTGATCTACCTCAGATTTACAAGTACAGCCATCGCAACAAAATTCTTGAAAAACCTTTAACGCCAAACCATCATTTATAACAGGTTCGTTATCTTGTAATCTTGCTATGTTAAGGGGTGTTTCATATCCTTTAGGAGTTTGTCTACTCCAAGAATCTGGATACTCGCTCATTGACCAAATACCCCGAAAAATATTACTGCCAAACCAATTATAATTATTGATGCAATAACTTGTAATGCAATTACTCTCATTAAGAATCTTTTCATGAATTTATTATACTACTATATAGTCCACCAGGTGTTGTTATTGAAGAAGAATCCGACTTTTTCTCTGTATGCTGCATACCCCGCATTAATTGTATTCCAATCAGGATCGTGCGTTGTCAAACCACAGTATCGGCATAAGCCATGTCCTACATAGGTATAAGCGTGTTGACACATATCTTTATTATACTACCTGGAAAATCTGAAAAAATTTTTATTTTGACAAAATCTGAATATTTTGTTTAGATGTACGATGCAGCATTTAGAAAATAAAAACCACAAAATATAGTGAGCACATAAAGGGGGGAAGCCCTCTATGCTTGCTCTGGGTAGTGTGTCCTATCGTAGTCAGCAAGTGTCCCACCATTGTCTAGATGGGCCTTGCGTCTTAACTGTTCAGCAGAATACTCAGACACTCTTGCGTCCTTGTATCCAACCCGAATGAATACCAATTAGCGGTGCGTTAATGTTAACCGCTGTTCCTAATGGTAATGCGTCAGCATATCTCTCGATAAACTCTAACACCCTGTCCTTGTTTTCAAACGGCATCTCTTTTACTGTACCGCTTACTGATGTTAGTTCTACTGTTATCATCTATCTCTCCTAATTAACTTAATTGAATAGATGAAAGCAATAGTGCCAACTAATAACCATGATGGTATGTCTAGTGCTAGACCAATGCTGTCAATGTATAGACTAAAGTAGTCTAGATCAAAATATAATTCCATTTATTCTTCGTCCTCTCCGAACATCTCTACTAACGCTTTGTTAGCATTTTGTAAAGCCTCTATGGCTTCGTTAATCTTATCAGCGTTAGTCATAGCGAGAATCCTAATCTATTAGAAGTGATAGCCTCTACCTGTGCTAATTGCTCAGGAGTAGCGTTGCGATAAGCGTTAATGCTCTCAGCAATCCATGGAAAACTTTCCATAGCAAGCGCATGCTCTTTAGCATAGCGAGCCTGTTGGGCTTTTCTAATATCCGCAATAATGTTATTGTTAGGGTTATTGTTTATCATTTATAGTTATCCTTTCAAGATACTTTCTTTATACCCCCTAGTCTAGCAGGGGGGACTGACATTTTGGGGACTTTCCCCTAGTGTCGTGGTGTGAGATACCTCACTTAATTGCTACGCTCATCCTATTGCTAGGCTTATTTGGTAGGCTCATTGAGGCTATCTAATCTCTAACTCACTTACTTGCTAGGCTCATCCTCTTATCGAGGGTTATTTGCTAGGCTCATTGAGTCTGCTTCTTTATTTTTTTGTATAATGGAATTATAGCAGAGATAACCCCAAAAGTCAAGACGACACGCCGTAAATAACACGCATGTAATTAGTGATATACACCACACGACAATTCGGACATATTGGACATGTAGCCCGGCGCTATCGGGTGTGTCTGAGAGAGTTATCCACATGATATAGATCACATACCCATTTCACGCTTAAGTTATCCACATGACCTACATCACACGACACAATGTCCGATTTGTCCTACCTACTAGTCAGTAAATGTCAGTGGTAGGTGTTATACTTCTAGTATAAAGAAAGTTGAGAAAGGTTCTCAAACTTAGAAAGGAATTCAAATGAATTCAGTTATAAATAAAGTGTGTAAGCATACACCTAATAAAAATGCTATCTCTATCGTTAATGACGAAAGATTTACCTTCTGCGAGAATTGTGAGCAGAATATAACTTCTCACTATCGTGAGGATAATGACTTCATGTCTTATTGGACTTCTTGGAAAGTTGGTAAGTAAATGATAGATTTATTTTGTAAAGTTTGCGATGGCTTTGTGCTATCGCTTCCTGCTGATGAAGCAGAAGACTTAACTGTTAAATGTTCTAGTTGTTGGGAATAATAAAATGTTAAAAGAAATAAAAAACAAAATTATTCGTATTCAAGAATTGCGTCGTAGTAATGCTGCGACTCCAATTCCAAATAAAAAAAAGTATTCAAGAAAAACAAAACATAAAAATAAATTGCAATAAAAAAACCCGGCGCACCTGGCGTGTCGTACACAGGCTGTGGATAACTTACGTACGATGTGATTTTTCTCACAAGACTTGAGCGTCTCATTATTTGGAATTACTGGCTAGTAGGTTGTAAATGTCTGCTAATTCTGATAGACTTACGGAGTAAGAAAATAAAGAAAGGAAGTGGCTAACAATGGCTAACTTATACACAATAGAAAATCTCCTAGTGGGAAAAACTTATAACTCAAAAACTTTGTCTGGAGAAATTGTCTCAGCAGAGAAATCTAATCAACCAATTTGGTATGGAGAAAATACGGAAGCGTATTTGGTAGAAATTTTTTCTCCTCATACTTTGCGTAATAAATACCGCACAATTGCGGTGAAGGTTGGTGAATAATAATGGGATATATTGAGATATTTCGCCTTGATGAACAAGGTGCTGGGTGGGTTGACCTTTCTGAGGCTACCCCCGCAGAATTGCTTGACCTAGAAATTGGCTTATTCCAAGAAGGGGCTTTGTGAGATAAATCACAAGGCAACACACCCCCCGCAGGTTGAAAATGTCGGTGGGATTTGATAGGATAGTCTTATCAAACAATAAAGAAAGGTGGTCAGAAATGACTTACACTATAAAACTAGAAACCTATAATGGCGCAGTAAAAAATATTTACTTAACCACTAAAGGACAAGTGGCTGAGTTTATTAACACTTATCCAAACCAATTACCTGTTGGCGTATCTGTTAAATTAGATTGCGATATGCTAGGGATTAGAGGAACGCTAAGAGGTAAAAAACAATGATTAACTCTGTTATGCGTTTTGATTGTAATGATTGCAATGGGCAAGGTCTTATCTTTTGGGGTAATGACCTTGACTACAATGTGGAAAAATGCGAGTGTAATGATTTCGCACTAGGAACTTTATTTACTACGAAAGAGGCTGACTAAATGACTAGAAAAGACTATATCAAAACCGCAAACATATTGGCTGGATTTGTAGATGAAGTTCCACAAAACACTTATGAAGATTTAGTTCAAGAGTTTGCTGAGTGGTTCAAATCAGATAACGAAAACTTTGACTTTGCAAGATTTGAAAAGGCTTGCGGAATTGATGAGATTGGATTAATAAATGTTAACTAATTTAGATGTGATTGCAATAATAATTGCGCTACTTGGTTGCTTAACTGTTATGGGTTTATTTTGGAAACAAAATATTGCACAACAAAAAGAAATTCGCAGATTGCAAATTGCGTTGCGAACTGAGCGACTTAAAAACAAATAAACAAAAGGCCCTAGAACATACGTTCGAAAGGCCCGGCGCTGACGGCGTGTCGCAATCAATAGTCTTTACGTGTGGTTAAGATCACACCCCAGATTCTCCAGATTATGGTGTCTAATTAGATTTTGTCGGTTGTATCTGATAGGATAAAGATATAAAGAAAGAAGGCAAAATGGGTAAAGTAAAAGCAAGCGTAATGGATATATTGGAGTGCGATAGTTGTTATGGCTATGGTTGGCAATTCGTAGGAAATGCTATAGACTATGATGTATGGGCGTGCGAGTGTAATCCTTACAATATCCCTGCCGACAACCTACTAGATTGGAAACTAAACTAATGGAATATACTTATTCACTTACTACTTCGTATGACGGAGAGTTAATTCATACCCTGCGAGTTAGCGATTTGTTTGACGCCGTTCATGCTTGGGATAAATGCGTGGACTATGGCTTTGCTAAAGAATACGCAACCTATAACTTGTCTGACCCAACAGGTAAGATGTATACTAAAACCTTCTACACCAACGGAAAGGTATCAATTAAATAATGGGATCAATAACAGCAATAGGTTTAGCAGATACAACGCTAGACCTAGAAACACAATTAAAGTATCACTTGCAAGGTAATCATTATCCACCAATACCAACAGTAATGGTGCAGCCTTGCATCGAGGCTATTGACGCTTACTATGATGAGGACTACTCTCGTAAAATAGAGTTGCCAATTGTTGATGGATTCCAGATTAGTTGGAAGGGTAATACTTGGACTACCGCTAGTGCATTGGTATCACACGCACACCTAGAGTGGTTTATCGAGCCAGTAGATGAGTAAAGACTTGCAAGATAAACTAGATGCAGTTGCGCTAATCTTAGAGCCTATTCTATGGGAAACACTAGCAGAAATTGAGGAACAATGAAAACATTAGAAAACGATGATATTATTCTAATTATGGATTACTATAAAGTTGATATGTTAACTGCAGGACAGTTAATGGTTGACGATAACATTCTTGTTGATGGCGAGGTTGTTTGTATTACTGAAATAATTTCATTAGCCGATGGATACACTTTAGAAATTATAAATGATTTTGGTGAAAGAGATACTATTGAAGTTTCTGAGTATCAGCAATTTGATTTAATGATGTTGAAATAAGAGGCGCCCGGCCAATGTCCGTTTTGTCCCATTTTGTTAATTACGTATACTTGTATTTTTCCCCTAAAAATGTTATACTTAATTATGACCCAATTAAAGAGATCGCATGATAGAAAGGTCGCTAACCTTGTTACAAAAAATGGAAAGCAAGCCGCAATTGCAAACACGTTCGGATTACCCGCAGGAAAAAACTTTTCATGTCCTGGTGCTACGTCTATCTGCGAGACTGTTTGCTACGCTGGGAAACTTGAAAAACTATTCAAAGGAGTAAAGGCTAACCTCCTTCACAATTGGGAGTTATTAAAAGACGCAGACGAATCAACTATGATAAGTCTATTAGATAATATGATTAATGATTTTAAAAAAGATTGTGAAAAGAAAAAAGCCCCACTACTATTTCGCATTCATTGGGACGGTGATTTCTTTAATGACACGTACACCAAAGCATGGAAGCAGATCATCCTTAACAATGCAGATATAAAATTTTGGGTATATACACGAGTAGAAGCAGCAGCCTTAATGCTTAAGGGTATTGATAATCTATCTTTATACTATTCAACAGATAGCGAGAATAAGCAAATAGGTGTTAGTTTAAAGAAAGATCATGGAGTGCGCCTTGCATACCTTGCACAGAATTTTGCTATAGGTCAAGCAGATATGAAAAAATTGTTTGATAAACCTGGCGCTAAGTGTCCTGAGAACCTAAAAGCCATTCCCCTAATCTCAAATGCTGGAAGTGCTTGCGTATCATGCGGATTGTGTGTATACTCTAAAAGCGATATTGTTTTCTCATCATCTAAAAAATAAGGAGTGGTGCTTGGAACTCTTAATAGGACTATCAATTATATTCGTCTATTTATTGTTTGCTGGTCTAGGACACTAAATGTCCGTTTTGTCCGTTTCTATACGCTGGTGTGAGATACATCACAGATATCACATCTCAAAATATGAGATTATTAGAAATATAACTTGTATTTTTGACCAAATAATGTTATTCTTAGGTAGTAAGCCAAACCAACAAGAAGGAGAACCATGTCCGTATCAACCGCAACATACAAAGTAGGCGACACCTACACATCACAAAAATCAAAGGTAGTAGGAACTATTACCGAAATTGTGCCAACTAACAAGAACACAGTTAGAGTTAAGTTAGATGTTAATGGCTCAACTCGCTGGACTACTTGGACAGCAAAGTAATCTTAGCCTAGTGGCTAAAGTCCTGAGCATGACCAAAAACTGCTCAACTTAAAAGCCCCACTAACAGAAACGGAAACCCATCACAATGGCAAGAAGCAAACCCATCAGCGTAAAAATCGCTACTGCTAAGGTTATTACAGCCTTAGAAAACAGATTAGCCGAACTAGAGGCTAACTATAAAACACAAGACGAGAACGAGGCAAAGTTCCAAACCCAAATAGACGCTTGGAAAAAAGAACTATTTGCTTTTGCTATCGCTAATGTTTCTAAGGCAGAAAACCTTAGAACTAACTATCGCCAATGGAACAACAACCTTAATGTTGATTTTGATTTAACAGTTAAAGAAGGCGAGTTCCCTGCTGAACCTGAGCGTAAGTTTGAGCAAATCCATGTTCATACTTATCGTGAGCAGAAAGAGGAAATGGAAAACGCTATCCGTATCCTTAAAATGACCGACGAGGAAACAGTTAGCACTAGCACATATAACGCTATCGCTAGATACCTTTAATAGTTTGGGGGTATTTGACTATGCCCCCAAAATATGTTAGACTAGATAAGTAATGACCCAAACCCAAACAGAAAGGCAAGACCCAAATGACACTAGGCGGATACACATACCAACTAGGTGATTTATTCACCACAAGCAAAACAGGTATTACAGGTAGAATTGTAAAGTTCTCACCTATTAACTCTAAGACCACTAGAGTATCCTTACAATTAGCAAATGGCGCAAGACGCCTTGCTATGGTAAGCACAACTAAATAATTTATCTCTGATAAGCACTTGGCTCATCTGCTAAGTTATTCCTGAGATAAGACTCCTGAGCATGAGTTCTAAACTGCTCACCTTTTAATTGCCCCGCAAAAACCCGGGCACATGTGATGTAGATCACGTCCCACTATGTGAGACTAATTAAGAACTGAACTTGCATTTCACAGGCCATGGTGATATTATTGTATTAACAGAAAAGGAACCCCTAATGAGCGAAGTAATGTTACAAGATCAGTTAACTGTTTCTTATAATCCCAACCTACTTGTGACCTACAAGTATATACCTGAACTGACACCTTCA